GTTTGAAGAAACTGTTGGTGATGGTAAAAATTTATCTTTACAGGATATTCGTTTTGCAAGAACGATTAATAAAATACAAAAATCTATGGTTGCCGAATTAAATAAAATCGCAATTATACATTTATTTTTATTAGGTTTTGAAGATGAGTTATCAAACTTTACTTTAACATTAATCAACCCATCAACACAAGCGGATTTATTGAAAGTTGAGGTATGGAAAGAAAAAATTAATTTGTATCAACAAGCGGTTGCTGCAATTGATGGTATTGCACCTGTGTCAGTTTCTTGGGCTAAGAAAAATATTTTAGGTTTCTCCGACGAAGAAATTAAACTAGATTTACAACAACAACGTATTGAAAAAGCGGTTGGTGCTGAATTAACAAACACTGCGACAATTATTACTCATACCGGTATTTTTGATAATATCGATAAATTATATGGTAACCCATCAGGGTCAACAAGTGGAGGTGGTGTAGAACCATCATCACCGGCACCACCGGGAGGTGGAGGAGGTTTTGGAGGTGGAGACTTCGGAGGAGGTCCTGAACCTGATTTAGGTGGTGAATTAGGTGGTACACCTGAAACACCAGGAGGTACACCTGAAACACCGGAAGGTGCTCCTGAAACACCGGGGGCAGAAACACCACCGGAAGGAGAAGAAGAATTAACTCCGGAATCATTTAATAGAGATAACCTTAAAATCTTATTAGAAAATGATAGTCTGATTGAAGAATCCTCTTATATTGATTTATCCAAGGGTAAAAATTCTTTAGGTGAAATTGAGTCTCAATTAGGAAAACTTCTAAAAGATTGATATTTATAATAAAAACATATTATGAAATTCGGAATATTAAAATCAAAAATAGAGAACGTATTATTAGAATCATACGCCAACGATACATTTAAAGATGAAATTAAAAATTTCAAAAAATTAGTTTTGGAGAATAAAAATGTAAGTAAATTATTTTACTTGTATGATGAATTAAATTCCCCAAAATCATTAAGTGAGTCGTATGCAAGAGAATACATCAATGAATGTATTAAGATGTATGAGAACACAATTAATAAAGTAAAACCTTCAGATTTAGATAAAATCAAATCTTGGGTTGGTAATAAACAGGTAGAAAATCTTTATGAAAATATTGATACATTATTTTCTACGGATGTATTAACGATTGAATCAAAAATTAAAAGTCGTAATATTATTGTTGAGTCATTAAAAAAATTACCGGTTAAAGAAACTACGGGTATTGAATTACCATTAAGTACTATGGTAAGTGTTGCTAATAAAACTATTAAATCTTATATCGAAACTCTTAATGAGTCAGAAAGAGAAGAGTTAAAAAAATTATTAAGTGAAGATGATTCAAAATTAAGTTCAGAATTTGAGGTTATCAAAGAAGACGTGGTTTCAAAATTAACAGAAATGAAAAATGCTAGCACTGATACCACAATGCAAAATAGAATAGATGAAACTTTAACTAAAGTATTATCTGAAAAATATGACAAATTAACTTATTTCAAACTTAAAGGACTAAAAGAAAATCTTTAATTATTGTTTGATTTAAATTTTTTCTGAACATATTTAGCTTTATTAAGACCGTCACGTTTAATTACTGACGGTTTTTTAAATTCTTTTCTTTTTGCTAATTCAGAACTCTGTCTTGTTTTGATTACTTTACTTTTGTAAATTTTCAAAGCTTTCTCAATTGTTATATTATTTTCTAATTTAACTATAATCATATACTACATATATCACAAAATTCGGTAAAATTTGACTCCGGGGGTAAAAATACTTATTTTTTTATTATAATCAATAAACATTATAATATGAAAAAGAATGAAGAAGGGGAAAACCTCTCAACTAAAGGGTTTTAAAACCGCAAAAGTGTTATACGGAACAGTAGATTCGGTAACATTAAAATCACTTTACTTAAATATTCAAACTTGGGTGGAGCCAATAATTGAGTGTGAAAATTGGAACAGAATTGTTCTTAATATGAGTAGAAATGTAAAACACTCAGTCTATAAGACGATAAACAAAAAAATCTTCGACGAAAAATTTATAGTTGATTTAGACCTACGGTCAAGTGGTTTAAACGTTGATAAAAAATCATTTATGAATCTTGAAATTAATTTTTATCTAATCGATAATACTATAGATTTTAAATCCCTAACAATTAAAGAAACGTTAAATGATATTACAAATCAAATTTTTATGGATAACTTTTTGAACAATGAAATATTCAAATTTTATCTAACAAAAAAAGATAAATTGTTACAAAGTGATAATGTTTAATATTTATTATTAAAACATTGAATATGAATTTAAAAATATTACAACCAAATGAATCAGGAAGAGGTATTCTTATCGAATATGATGCGGGTTATATTTCACCAACAGAAACAAGAAATATTGAAATAATCCGTGAATCTAGAGAAATGTTAGACCATTCAAAACCATTTGAGTTTTATGCTGTATTACAAAAATATAATACACCAAATAGAAATGGTCGTGTTTATCCTGAAAAAATATTAAAAAGAGAAGCAGAAAATTATAAAAAGATGATTAATAAGGGAATTGCTCTTTCAGAGTTAAATCACCCTGAATCATCTTTAATTGACTTGGATAGAGTTTCTCACGCTATCACAGATGTTTGGTGGGAGGGTAATGTGTTAATGGGTAAAATTAAATTACTTACCTCTCCGGGATTTCACGAAAGTGGGATTTGTTCTACTAAAGGTGATTTGGCCGCGAACTATCTAAGACAAGGTGTAACTTTAGGTATATCATCAAGAGGTGTTGGGTCATTAAAAAAAGTAGGAGAACAAAACGAAGTTCAGGATGATTTTGAACTAATTTGTTTTGACTTAGTATCTTCACCTTCAACTCCGGGGGCTTATTTATTTTTAAATAAAGAAGACAAACATCTTTATGATGAAAATCTTGAAGAAGAGAAAAAAATGAGTGTTGAAAGACACGTTGGGGATTCTGGTAATAAATCTCTTGACTTAATGAAAAAATTAAACGATTATTTAGGGTATTAAACTAAATAGAAAAAAATATGGACGAAAAGTATTTCATTGCAAAAATTGCGTTAGAGACCGTGGATAATGAATCCGGTAAAGTAAAAATTAAAAGAGAAGAAAAATTAGTGAGTGGGTACAACCCTACAGATGTGGAGGCAAAAGTTACTAAAGTTTTTGAAAACTACACAATGGATTGGAGAATCACTGCAATTGTTGAAAGTAAAATTGATGAAGTGATAGAGTAATAATTTTATTCAATAATTTAATAAAGAGGACATATCGTCCTCTTTTTTTATGCTTTTTAATTTTTTGATAATATTTATAGAAATATAAAAACCTGTTATGAATTTAGTAAAAATTGAACTTTTTTCATAATGGGAGATATTTATATATTAAAATAACATTAAAACAAAAATGGCAAACGAAAAATCTTTAGTTGAAGAGGCTATCATTCAAATGAAAAATTTGGAAGAAGCTGTCGCTGAGAATGCAAAAGGAATACTTGCGTCAACAATGTCGCGAGAAATCAAAGAATTAGTAAAAGAATCTCTTACTGAACAAGACGAGGATGAGATTGAAACTGACATTGATGTAGAAGAACCTTCAGGTTCTGAGGATATTGCTGACATTGAAATGGATAGTGATGAATTAGATGATGAGGATGATGATACAGATATGGATAATATAGATATCGATATGGATATTGATGACGAAGATATGGACGACGAAGATATTGAGGATATGGACGACGAAGATATGGACGACGAAGATACCATAGATTTAACTGACGCAGACGATGAAGAAGTTTTAAGAGTGTTTCAATTAATGGGACCGGATGATAATATTGTTGTTACTAAAGACGACAAAGGAAACACCCACCTAAAAGATGAAGAAACAGGTAAAGAGTATATGATTGTTGGCGAAAGTGAAGAAGAAGAAATGGACGAGTCTTGGGATGAGGAAATGGACGAAGAGTGGGGCGGAAACAAAGATGATTTTAAAAGACGTGATGGTCATAAAATTGGTGATGTTGACGGACACTATAAAGATTATGAATCAGACGAAGAAGAAATGGACGAGTCAATTGAATCTATCGTAGAAAGAATGTTTAATTCTGATGACGAAGATGATGAGGAAATGGATGAAGAAATGTATGAATCTGACGACGAGGAAATGGACGAAGAAATCGTCTATGAAATTGAAATGGATGAAGAAATTGAAGAATCTATTTATGAGTCAAAATCAACAATCAAACCTAAAGGTGTTGGTATGGGAAAACCTAAGTTCTCATATGATTCAAAACCAAATCAAGGTGAAGGTTTTAAAACTAAAATGAAAGAGGGACCAAAAACTATGGGTACCGGAAAAGCTAAATTTACTTATAAAGATGGTGAAAACGCCGGAAGTAAATTAAGTAAAAATAAAATGGTGAAAAAATCTGAAACTAAAGAAGGTTCAACTGTTAAAAAAACAGAAACTAAAGAAGCTTCAAGAACATTAGGTAATGGGTCAGCATTTAGAAAAGGAGGTTTACCAAAACCAAGAGCACATTCTAAAGTAAATTCATCAATTAAAGAAAATACTTCAAATACCGAATTACAAGTTTTAAGAGAAAAGAATGAAGAATACAGAAAAGCTTTAGATATTTTTAGAAATAAATTAAATGAAGTTGCGGTATTTAATTCAAACTTAGCTTACGCTACTCGTTTATTTACAGAACATTCTACTTCAAAACAAGAAAAAATAAACATTTTAAGAAGATTTGATAGTGTTGAAACAATCAAAGAATCTAAAAATTTATATCAGACAATTAAAAATGAATTATCAGAAGTTGGAATTAAAACTCAGTCTGTTAATGAATCACTTGAAAGAAAAATTGCTAAAGCACCTTCAACAGGTTCAGCGGTTAACTTAATTGAATCAAAAACATACGAGAATCCACAATTCTTGAGAATGAAAGATTTAATGTCAAAAATTAAATAATAAATAAACTAAAAAAACAAATAAAAACCAAAAAAATGGGAGCATTATTAGAATCAGGTCTAGTTGGTAATATTGGGTTAAAACACCTTAAAGTTATCAAAGAAGATACTATCAACAAATGGGATAAATTAGGATTCCTAGAAGGTCTTAAAGGACACTTAAAAGAAAACGTAGCTCAGTTATATGAGAACCAAGCGTCTTTCTTAATTAACGAGGCAACAGGTGAAGGTTCAAACGGTTCATTCGAAACGGTTGTATTCCCTATTGTAAGAAGAGTTTTCTCTAAATTATTAGCGAACGAAATCGTATCAGTACAAGCAATGAACTTACCAATCGGTAAATTATTCTACTTTGTACCTAAAATTCAAGGTTTCTCAGGTGGAACTATTAGTCAATCAGGTGACCACTACTCACCGGTAGGTTCTCCGGGTAATTACCCTGGTAATCCAACTAATGGTTATACAGGTGCAGGAGCATACCAAAAAAACCTTTATGATTTATTCTACGAAGGTACTGAACCAGGTTTAGACCCTGAAGGATTATTCGACTATTCAAAAGGTAGATGGTCGGCTATTACGGCTAACTGTCAAACTGTTGCGTGGTCTAATGGTGATTTAGTAACATCAGCATATACTGCGGGAGAATTTAGAAAAATTTTAGTTGCTATGTCAGGTTTCTCATCTACGGGTGATGGAAAATTAATCGGACCTAACGGTCAAGAAATGGATACTGAAGAGTTTTTATCAGGTCTTAGATTATTCACTTCTGACTCAACTGTGGCAACACAATTAGGTACATCAACTTATAGTAATTTATTATTTAGAGTTGTAACTCAAAAATACGGTAAAGGTATTGCACAATATGGAACTACAACAACTACTACTTGGCCTACTGATGGTAATGGTGGTTCATTTAAAAACATTTGTGACGCTACAGGTGTTATCTATTTAGAAATTGATACTCAAGTACCGGTTTGTGTTTCTTGTGGTCAATCAACACCTGATGGTTATTCAGGAGCTACTATTACAACAGCAGCTTGGTCAGGTACAGGTGCTAGCTCACCAATTAAAGCGGCTTTCAGACGTTACGAAGAGTTAGAGTTTGAAGATAAAATCGGTGAAGTTTCTTTCGATTTAGAATCTGTTACAGTTTCTGTTACTGAAAGAAAATTAAGAGCACAATGGTCTCCTGAGTTAGCTCAAGACGTTGCGGCTTTCCACAACATCGATGCTGAAGCTGAATTAACAGCTTTATTATCTGAACAAGTTGCAGCAGAAATTGACCGTGAAATCTTACGTGATTTACGTAAAGGTGCAGCTTGGACATTACGTTGGGATTACAACGGATGGAGAAGATTATCAGCAACAACTTCTTATACTCAAAAAGATTGGAACCAAACGTTAATCACTGCGATTAACCAATTATCAGCACAAATCCACAAATCTACATTAAGAGGTGGTGCTAACTGGATTGTAGTTTCATCTGAGGTTTCAGCTATCTTTGACGATTTAGAATACTTCCACGTATCTAACGCGTCTCCTGAGCAAGACCAATACAATATGGGTATTGAAAGAGTTGGTACATTAGCAGGTCGTTACCAAGTATACCGTGACCCTTACTTCCCAGCAAACACTGTGTTAATCGGTCACAAAGGTACATCGTTACTTGATACAGGTTACATCTACGCTCCGTACGTACCGTTACAATTAACACCAACAATGTACAACCCATTCAACTTTACACCTATTAAAGGTATAATGACACGTTACGCTAAGAAAATGGTTAACGACCGTTTCTATGGTAAAATCACAGTTGATGGTGTTAGAACATTCGATTTAAGAGAATTGAGATAATCAAAATCTTAAAATATAAAAAAAGAGGACTATATGTCCTCTTTTTTATTTGTTACCCTAATCGCTTTGGATAAGACCTCACATTCACCCAATGAATATATTCCGGATTGATATGCGTATTTAACGGCTTGTGTTAAATAATAAATTCCGTGTTCTTTTGTCATAGTTGATATGATAGCATCCAAATGTTGTTCTGTTTGTATTGGGATAGATTCAAATAATTTTCCGAATAAAGATTGTTCTTCCATTTTAGTATTTTTAGATATTTATAATTATATGAAAAAAAATAACAAAATACAGATTACAGAAGCAACCGGTGATAGTTCCGGGGGAAGAGGTTCTTATGTCGCACCAATGCAATTGGGTATTAGACAATTTAAAAAATCTCAGATGGGGCCGTTTACCATTCCGGTATCCAAATACGATAGTCCGGAATTAGAGTACGATAGTTATGATGGTTCGATGGATGAAACAAATAAACAGATTAAGAAAATAGAATCCAAAGCAAAAAAAGTAACTAATTATATTAAAAAACACCCAAATTCAACATTTAGTGATGATGAAGGTAATAATATAAATCAAACTCCCGGTAAAAATAAAACCATTGTCCCAATTATTGGAGAATGGATTGAGATAACCCAAGATACTATTATAGAATAAAAAACCCCTACTCTAAAGAGGGGTTTTTTGTTTTAATCAAAATTTTATTTTTTAGTTTTGATAATGAATATTCAACCTGTGATTTCATTTGGTCAATTCTCTTCATTCTATTTTCTTGTACTTTATTGTCGTACATATTAATCATTTTTTTCCATTCTCTATCACTTAATGGTATATTACTATAATAACATACGTGATTAATTATTGTTATTTTTTTATCATCAAGTATTATAAAAATGCCCAATTTTTTATTCTCAACTATTCTGTGTGATGATAAAGGTGCAATCTCGTAAATTGAGTTAATATGTCTAAGTACGTTCCGGAAAATGAATTTACAATCATTAATATCGGCTAATCTTCCCGGGTCAACAATATCATAAAAGTTTTTTAACTCTAAAAGTTTTTTCTTAACTCTTCTTCGTTTTATTTTACGTTTTAAAAATTTTATCATAACTTTAAAATTATTGGACAAATATACGAATAAAAAAATAAACACCAAAAAAAAATGGAAAAAAATTAATTTTTCCATTTTAAATAATTTTTTTCCTATAACTTTTTAATTATTTAAACCATTAAAACCTCCAATACTCACCGTATTATTTTGGGAAATTGCACGATTTTGAGAATTAACATATATTGCGTGAGGAACAGTTGTTGCAGTAACTGATTCAACTGAATCGCAACTTGTACAATTTATTGACGTAATACCTGCACTATTGGCCGGTGTTATACATTGTGTACAAGAAGTGTATGGTCCATATGCTAATGTTAGTGTAGAATCATTTGTTGTTGTTACACCTGATGATGATATTGTGATACATCTACCATCATTAACTTGATAAATTCTGTTAATCGGGTTTGCAGTTATAATTAAATCATCCGTAATGAAAGTTATTGAGGTACTATCATTACAAGTTGTTGCTGTAAAATATCTATTTGCCATAATGTTTTTTATTTATAAATATCTAATTATTCCAAATACTTTAAATTTACTATTTGGAATTTAATTTGTTTTTTATATGTATTTATTTCACCACTACTTATCACTTTTAAATCAATATAATATTCATTAGGTATTTTGTCTCTAGTGTCAAATATAAAGTAATATTCGTTTGGTGTTCTATTTATTTTAGTCCAATCCTGAACTTCAACCTCGGTTTGACCTTCACGTACATATACCCGATAATAAGCCTCTACGTTTGGTAATAATTTTTGAGTGGTATATGCTTGTTTAATAACAACTCCGACTTTTCTAATATCAGTATTATATATTTTTTCATCCTGTTTAATTCCGTAAAAATCAAAACCATACACTTTGGGTTCTTGTGTTGTGGTACCAATTTGAATCGATTTTTTCAATGGATGAATTGTAAATGAATTTGTAACATTTGGTAATGAAAAACCATTTAAAGTTAATCCCGACCAAATATCATAAAAAGAACAAGGGGTTTGATATCCAATCAGAGGGGGAATTGTTACTTCATAGACACCTTTGGTTCTTTGGCACACATCTAAATAAGGGGTTGATAATCCTAATATTGGTGTTCCATTTGCATCGGATATAGAAACTGAAGGTAATGAGTCTAAGTTAATAGGGTTACCATCTTCATAAAGATATAGATACAACTTATTAACTTTACCTAATGAGAATGAATTTCTATCATCTTCAATTAAGTCATCATAGTTAGTTTCTAAGAATGGTTCGTAGAATGTTTGAGTATGTCTAGTAAAGAATTGTACTTCGTAGTTCTCAGTTAATCCTGTTAGGTTTTCCACTTGTGGTAGATAAGCAATTCCCCACCCGGTAACATTAGTTAATTGACCGGTTAAAATACTGTTAATTTCATTCGTCATATCAAATGAAATATTTTCATTACCAAATTGGAAATGTTGAGTATCCACGATTGTTAATGCACTATAAGGGAACATTCCGGTATTCTTATTGTTATAGATACCCGGTTCAGTCCAACCACCGATTGTTGTTGTTTGAATCCAATTGGAAGGTCTTGTAGAGAAGTTTTTATCTGAATTACTATAATCGTAAATTAAGTCGGCAAAATCATAACCAACACCTTCATCCCATATTTGGTTATCCGGTATTCTAAATAGAATTAAGTCAAATGATGTTGCACGTAATCTACCTTGGGAAGTACTCGTATTTAATGTTTCAAGATTAAATGTTGAAGTATTAACCATTCTTAATGTGTGGGTCATACCATCAGTACAAGTTGTAGATATTGTTCCATCGGCAACCTTTTCTTGAAGAAGTGTAAGGTCTAAATCAAATATGAAACGACTATAACCATTTGGGTACTGTGATGTCGCCAACGAACCATAAAATAGTTCAGTCACCGGGTTTCTTCCGGTGTTGGTTAAACTATTTGATATGATTGTATTGTTTTTACTAAAATAGGAATTGTTAATTGACATAAAATGTTTTAACAATAAATATCTTCTAACTTAAAAACTTTTTTTATATTTTTTTTTTAGATAAAATTAATAAAAAATCTAAACTTTTACTAAATTTGTGATATTTATATATAAGATGATTTATAAATCGTATAAATATAGAATTTATCCTAACAAACAACAAGAAGAACTTATATTAAAACATATGGGTTGTTCTCGTTGGATTTATAATTATGGGTTGTCTCGAAAAATACATCATTACCAACAAGTCGGGAAAGGGTTATCCAAATTTGATTTAAAAAAAGACCTACCCGAACTTAAAAAAAATGAAGAAACATCTTGGTTAAAAGAGGTTAATTCTCAAACCCTACAAGCGTCATTAGAAAAATTAGATAAAGCCTTTACCAAG